TAAAACTTCAGACTTAGGGTCCTCAAATACTGGCCATCCAAACTCATCTATATATCCCTCATAGTTCCAATCCATAGGAATGAATAAGGAATATAGACCGCTCTTTGTCTGACCATTTGCAGACCTGACAGATGGATCGCTATCCATATACAGCTTTTTAAAGTTACCACCACCCTTAGATAGAGCGTTTGATGTGGATCCCATCATACACTTGCCTATGATCTTACTACCCAACCTTAGGCATGTCTTTGTAACACGCCAGTTGTTTAATATATTCTCAGGCTTCTCCCACTTACCACTCTCGTCATGGACAAGAAGTAATAGCTTCTCACCGTCATAGCTGTTGTCAGACGTGTTCTTCCAGTCTATAGTCGTATCCAGGCCGTCTATATCGTCGGTCTTCTCCTCGTCCATATTTCTCCTGGTAATCTTACTGGCAGGTACTCTAAACGCAAGCTCTGTCTTTGGGTTGTCCATACCATCCTGTATAGGCTTAAAAAAGAATGGATAGTTTCTTACGATAGGTACAACCTTATCCGTAAACATCTTCTTGGCATCTGAACCTGTCTTTGACAGTATTCCTATCCTTGAATCCCTTACTATTGTACCAGTATTAGTAGCCTCAGATGAGGACATAAATGAAAATCCAGACCGTCTGTTCTTAAGGTAACACATACCAAAACACCTGTTGTCTGCCTTGCAAGCCTCCCAGTATATAAAGAATATCCTGTTGGACTCTCTAAAGTCTGGATGACCTACATCTATCTTTGTCCATTGAAGGTACATGTAGTGCGTACCTGTTACATATGTAGGCGTCCCATTGTTTACAAACCAATGGCCGTAATCTCTCCTGTCAAATTCAGACTCTATATAATCTACATACTTAGACTTGAACGTGTTATCTCTTCTATTCCAGTCGAATATTGTTCTTATTTTGGATAGTTCTTTAGGGTAATCCTTTGCCACCCATCTATCACCTTCTGACTCTATTTTTTCTGGAGCTTTAGGTATCCCAACCTTTAGGCCATTTATGTCGTATATGTCCCCTATCACGCCATCCTTAGATATAACAACAAGGTCATAATCCTTATCATATCCATAACTCCACTTCTTCGCCCTATTTCTAGAAGATAAAGCGTTCTTGCTTATATGATCGTTTGATATTTTATATAAGTTATTTTCCATTCCTAGCTCTGCCTTCAGCGAATCCCTGCTTTCCAGCATCTATCTCTTTAACCTCTTCCTTACCGTTCTCCTCCTCCTCTATCTTATGTAGCATAGATAGTGCATCATCGAATGCCAACTTTTTAGCAGATGCCGCATTCTTCATCTTATCTGCGGTTATGTCGTCTTCAGCATGGGTTATTATTGGCTCCTTTAAAACCTTTATCAATTCATCAATAGCAAGCTTTGCCGCCTCTAATATTTCTACCTTTTTAGACATATGTTTCTGTTATACATTCTATACAATACCTCATCCCCTATCCTGAACTCATACTCGCTATCTGGAGTGAATGATATAACATCACCGCACGACACGTAGTCTATGTCATTGTTCTTGAATACTAACTCTCCCCATAACTGCTCTAAAGAGCCAAGCTGGGTTAACATGTGATCCTCAGACTCCACAGGTCTTACAAAGCAGAATGGCGAAGGAGCATTCCATACACCGTCCCTCATGTAAAGATATACCTGTTGAGGCTCCACTATAAAGACGTCGTCCATAACATAGTGCCAGCTACTCTTCTGCCTACCCTTCATATCATAATAATATCTGAATACATTGTGGTGAACTATAACTATATCTCCCACCCTTACAGGTCCTGAATAGTATGTAGGCCTAGACAATACCTCTGCAAATCTATTTGAAACGGTGTGATCCTCCTGAGATGTGCTTATGATAAATTCCTTACCCTCGTAAGTTCTTATATTATCATAACGCCTACCATCCACAGGTTTAACTATGAAGCAGTGAGGTGACTTCATCAAAAGTCTATCTTAAACTCTAAAGATACAGGAACAGTATTAGAAAACTCCTTCCACATAACTATCTCGTCATCCTTCTTTATCCATATAGATATAGATGATTCATTCCTTAGTATTGACTCTATAACGTAGTTTCTTCCTAAAACCTCTTGCCCGACAACGTAATGCATACCCTTCATATAGTCTGGACCTATAGATATCTTTCTAATTATATTCACCAGTACGAAGGTCTATATCCACATTGCCATACTTCTTCTGAATCTCTTCCTGGTATGAGGAAAGATCGTGAGCACCCATCTCTAGGTTTGCAAGCGTAGTAATCTTTTGATTTTTTAATCTCTCGAAGGTCATCTCTATGTCAGCTATCTGAAACTTGAGATCCCTGTAATTCTTGTTAAGCTCAACCAACTTGTCGAGCTCTTCCTTTTCTAATTTTTTCATTTAATTTAATTTATATGTACTTTATTAATTACACTACGATTCTGAGCTCTCCCGTTGCTGTCTTGTAAACATCATTAGCACCAAGTCCACCTGCTAATGCAGCAGCATTGTCAGCGTAAGTTCCTAAAGTAAGTAACTGCATAGTGTCTCCTTTTAATACGGTAGAGCGAAAGATACCTGTTAGGGTTACGTCTTTAGTAGCCGTATTCCCTGCATCAACAACCTGCTGTAATGTTTTATCAATATTAGCTCCAATCACTGCGGCTAAGTCACTAACTAAAAAGTTCTTTGTAGCGTTAGCAGAATCAGAGTCACTACCCAGTAAAAGGTCCGTGAGTGATGGTGTAACTGTTGAGTATGAATATATCTTTGCCATATCTTTTTATTTATACAAATATAGTAAATTTATTTTCCTTGGCCCTTGTAAGGTTTCTTATAATTGACCGACTTCTTTAGCCTTGAATTATTCTTACTGTGAATACCAGTACGTTTCTTCTTAGGCTTCCTAAGGATGTTAGTGTTATTTACCATTCTCTATCTGTTGAATCATTTCAAAATGCATCTTGGCAACCCTATCTCTTCCAGACTCACTCATGAGTATCTCATGGCACTCTCTGTAGTTGGTCATAAAAAAGTTTTCAGATAATATTGCAGGCATAGATGTATGCACAAGCACATAAAAGTTGGCCTCTTTATCAGGATCTCCATCTGATGTGTCTTTACGCATTTTGTAATTAGGGAAGGCCGACTCTGCTTTTTCAAAAAGAACCGTAGCTATCTCATCAGACTTGGTCTCTCCTGGAGATGTATACACCTCCCAGCCATTTGCTGACTCATCACTGAATCCATTTGCGTGTACGCTTACATATATGCAAGGCTTTTCAGAAGACTTAGCTAATTTATTAGCCATGTTCACTCTTTCTGATAGACTTATATCTATATCGGTGTCTACTAGATTTACGGCATCTATATTGTTAGATTGACACATTTTTATTAATCTATCTACTATCGCTCTGTTGAACTCTCCTTCATAAAGAACCTCGCCATCAGGCCAGACTGGTGATCTCTTACCTGATGTCTGATAAACCCCATCGATGACACCACCATGACCGTTGTCAAATATCCATAAATATTTTGATTTATTTTCAGTTGGAGTTATTGATATGTCAAACTTTGAGTTGCAGTTTGGACATGTTACTATTTTTGACATTTTTTAATAAAATTTATTAATATAAATACAGATACATATGTGACTGTCATGTATAAAACTACCCCATTACTTTGTTATATCTTTAGCCTCGTTCTTAGCTCTGGTTATAAAACGTCTAAGTCCCTGAAGCATGTTCTTTCCAGTTACATCTTCTACAGACTCGTTGATTGACTTAACCTCAACTATCACACAAAAGAAAGCAACGACCTTTGTCATCACAAGATCTATAGATATAAAGTGAGATATCAGATCTCCAGCTATGTATTTTTCTACTAGAAATACTAAAATTATAGCCAATGAGTATAGCAAAGACTTGCTTAGTGTAGATGAAAGCCTTCTGCTTTTAAATGATACCCATCCGTTCTTTTTAACACTCCTCCAGACTCCAAAGCATGTGTCTATAAATATAGAGAAAAGTGATATGTAGATCATTGGAGCTACTGGAGATATTACTGCTAACATCGATGCCAGTGCTATTGAAATGTATGTCTTCATTGCGTGTATTTCTTTATTAATCTATACGTGATATATACTACCAACAAAGTTAATAAAATAAATAATACAATAGATAACAGTCTATTATACCACGGATTACGCTCGTAGTACTTTATAGGTATCTTTCTCTCTATAATCTTTTCTATAGTAAGGGTGTCACATCTTCCTTCAATATAGACCTTCTTCTCTCTGTCTATATATACCTTTACCTTTAATTGCTCTTTTTCCAAAAATACCGTATCATGAAGCTCGCTAAATTCTACCACTGTATCTATCTCCACTCTGGGAACTTCAACTTTTACAGTATCTATTTGAGTTATAGTATCTGTAGTTAAAAGGTGAGGAAACTTTTCAACCAAGTGAGTAAACCTAGCCCTAGGACTGCAAGATGCAAAAAGAATTAAAATCGTGGCTAGGAGTAAAGTTCTCATAATTATTCTACAGGTTCTGGCTCACTCCATTCAGCCGTAGCCATAAGTGCCAAAACTTGTTCGTGTGTTAATACTTGTAAAGGAACTATTGTTCCATCTTCTATAAATGTTGGTGTATCATGCCATTTTAAAACAAATTCAGTTAAAGCTAAATTCATTCTAATAGTGTCAATACTTGTTTCTCCAACTTGTGAATAATCTACTGCATTAACTGCTGCTATATCTATTATTCCGTAATGTTCAAATCCGTGCATTTTATTTTATTTTAATTTGTTTTTATGTTGGCACATCTGTGCTAAAAGTTGTAAAGTTTGTCATTGTTCCGTTATTACCTCCGCTTCCATTATCTGTTAAAGTTGGACTTGTGTCACCATCTCCGCATCTCCACCATCCAACAGGCGAAAGACTGCTGATGTCATTAGGTACACCACTATTGTAAATGCTTGTAATGTCACTTGCTGAAAGTTCCGAATTGAATAGCGAAACCTCATCAATGCCACCAGACATATACTGGCTTCCACCTGATGTTCTACCGATGTAAAATGGATTCCAAGTCGCAGAAGTTCCATAAGTGATATTAGGAACTGCTAAAGTATCTTGTAATATTCCATTTAAATATGTTTTCAT